CGCGGCGCATCATCTGGGGGTGACCAACCATGACCGACAATGAGACGGTTGGCGGGCGACTGATCGCCCCGTTAGTCACCATCCCTCCGCTGCTCGGGGTCGCTGAATCCAGGCTCGAGCGGCAAGGACGTATCGGCGAGTATCCGGTACTCCGTACGGGGAGCACGAAGTTCGCAATCGCCGTCCTTCTTGACGGCAAGAAACTGGCGGGATGTATCGCCGCCTGTCCTGGCGGACGGTGGGTAGAACGATACCTCGAAGAGAACGGGGATATTGTCCTCAGCGATACCACGGTATGGGAATCCGGGACGGTCGAAATTCTCTGGAAAAATGACACGCCCAAAGTGCTACGCGACTTCTTCGCCCCGGACCCATTGAATGGCTGAACTCTCCTACGGACCTGACTCACCTGCCACGTGGTCCCCGGCCGCGCTCTCCCAAAAACCGGCGCGGGACAAATGCCGCGATGTACGCGGCGGCACCGAATCGTTCCGCGCCAAACGCACCCTCTATCTCCCGCGGTTCGAAGCTGAGCATCCCACTGACTGGGATACCCGGATCAAGATGACGTTCGTCGTCGATTTCCTCGAACAGGTCATCACCACGTTGGTGGGGCTCGGGCTCCGGCACGATCCACAGTTAGGAGACGATGTCCCGCCCGAGATCGCCAGCGACTGGGAAACGTTCGACGTGCACCGCAATCATGGGGCGATCTTCGCGCAACAGGCGCTTGATGCTGCTCTCACTGATGGCCATAGTTTTATCCTGACCGATGCGCCCTCCTTCGAGGGCCAGCCCAACGCGGCCGAAGAAAAGGCGCTTGGCATCCGACCCTACGCCGTCCTCGTCCTCGCCGATCAGGTGCCGTCATGGCGCCATGAGACAATCGGCGGGCAAGTCTGGCTCACCCTGTGGGTGATGTGCGAGTCGGTCGAGATGGCGGCCGGATTGTTCGGGACCAAAACTGAGAAACGGTACCGAGTCTATCGCCAAGCGTTTGGCGCGGCCGGCCCCTACGTCACCTGGGAACTGTGGGTCGAGCAATCCGTCAATGGCGCCTCGCAGACGGTGCGGATCGGTGAAGGGGTCCTGCAAGGTCCTCAACAAATCCCCGTCCGGATCGTCGTTGGCGGGCGACTGATCGCCCCGTTAGTTTCCATCCCTCCGCTGCTCGGGGTCGCTGAATCCAACATCCGATGGGCGCAAGTGGCGAGCGATCGGGCCATGTCGCTCCATAAATGCGGTGTACCCATCCCAGTGATCATCGGCGATCTGGTTGGCGATGAGGCGGGCACCAAAAGCGACATTACCGCATCCTATAGTCGGGGTATCCATCTCAAGGGGGGCGGGGACGCTCGCATCCTCGAAGCCACCGGCACCGCGTTAGAGCAGCAGCGAATCGAATTGCAGGATGTCGAGAAACGGATCGCGGCGCAGTCATTGGCGTTGTTGCAGCGGGATAGCGCGGCGGCGGAAACTGCGACAGCCCAACGACTCAACCGCGGGCGAGAAGAATCCAAACTGGCGCGGTCGCTGCGATCTTTGGAAGATGCCCTGGAAGGGGCGTTGCAGGATTCGGCGAGTTTCCGGGGCCTCGACTCGGGGGGATCGGTCACGATCCGGCGAGACTTCGGCGATGTGGTAAGCGAGTCCACGTTACGCCTGTTCTCGGACTTGGAGGAGCGCGGCCAGTTGACGCCGCTCAGACTGTTGACCGAGCTGCAGCGGGCCGACGTGTTGGGCCAAGATTTCGACCCTGAGGCAGAGGTCCAGGCACTTGAGGAAGGCCAGAGTCTGAATACATCGGCGCCACCGCGTGACCCTGCTACGATGACCGACGCGGAGATTCAGGCGGAGATCGCCCGGCTGAATGGTGATCTGCTCCAGCGCGTGCCAGGACAGGTAACGACGTAAGAAACGGAGCGGAGTAGGGAAGTTGGTCGTTCCCGTCTGGCTCATAACCAGAAGATCGCTGGTTCGAATCCAGCCTCCGCCATAAAAATGGTCCAGCCAGAACCCAAGATGACGTACCGTGAGGCGCATGCCTTCTACCTCCAGCGCAGCCGATGGGCGGCGGAACTCTGGATGCGCGAGTGTCGGCTGTGGCGTACCCCGGTAACGGATGCGAGGCTGAGTATTACGGACGCTCGCGACGATATGCCTGGCCCGCCTTCCGTTCGATCGGATAGACGATAGATGGCATTCGAGGATGTTGGATTCGTCAACGGGATTGCTCTATACAATGAGCACACGAAGATAGACCGATTGAATAGTGACGGCATCTGATGGCCGTTCCCCTCCGCGCACTGTCAGCATCCGCCCTCCAATCACTGGCCAACTCGACCGAACGCCAGTCAGCCCGGTTGCTCATTGATGTCATTCGAAGGGTGCAAGCCAGCCTTCCGCTCAATGACATCGAGCGAGCGCTCTTGGCTCGGAACGTCGATGCGGCGATCGACGCGGTGGGACTTGAGCCCGTTATCAATTCCCTCTATGTCGTCCGCCGTCAGGTGGCCCTCGTCCGCGATGAAGCCTGGCAAACGGTCCTCGGGGATTTCCCGCCAACTATCCGGAATAACCCCGTCGTTCGGCTGTCGTTCCAGGCCTTCGCCGCGGACCGGCCCGAGATCATGGCCGCGATCGACCGCCAATCGCTGGCGAGGATCCGTGGGATACAACGTGAGACTGAACAGGGTATTCGCGTGGCGATTCGATCGGGGCTCGACTCGGGGAGCCCTCCCGCGGTGGTCGCCCGATCCCTCCGGTCGATTGTCGGGCTGACAGAACGTCAATCCATTGCACTGGGTGCCTTTCGAGATCGACTCACGGGAGACGATCGAGACCCGTCCCAAGTGGATCGGATGGTGGCCAGGAAGGCGTCTCGCATGCTCACCGTGCGGACAATCGCGATAGCTCGGACCGAGACGTTTACCGCGCTCCAGTCTGGCAAAGACGCGCAATGGGAACGGTTGGTGTCCGATGGGGCGATCAAACGAGACGAGTGGGAACGGGAGTGGGTGACGGCCCAGGACGAGCGAACCTGCCCGATCTGTGAACCGCTCCACGGCCAGCGGACCACTATCGGCGGTACGTTCGTCAGCTCGGTTGGTGCGCTCTCCGCCCCGCCCGCGCATGTGCAATGTCGCTGCGTGGCTCGCGTGGTCATCGCCGGGTTCCGGCGCGGTGAAAACCCCAGCCCGCTCCGCGCTCGATCTCAACCAGCCTAAGGTATGCTCACCAGCGAGAACCTTGAGTACCTCGGATTGGATCAGCGGCTCGGGAACCGCGCCCGACGGGTCTACCTCATCCTCACCGTCAAACTGGACGAGACGACCTACCGCCCGGTCAAGGTGACCTGGCTGGCGGCCATGCTCAATATCGACCGCCGCGACGCCCGGCGTGCGCTCAATGCGCTGGTCGCAACCAGCTATCTCGATCGGTGCGGACGAGACGGACTCGGCGGGCCGTATTGCTACCGACTGCATTCGGCCTACGGAGAAGAGGGGGCCATTTCGCCCCCTAGTCGGACAGCCTAACCCCTTTCCGTGCTTGGCACATAGCCCAATATTCAATCCATCAGAGTTATCGGGTGATCCGATGGCTCGACCTTTCACCCCAGCACCAGAGGCGAGATGCCAAAGTTGCCAGCGGTTTATGATAAGCAGGACGCGATTCCGGAGCCGGTTCGCGAGTATTACACCGAGCAGGATGGCAAGTTCGTCCTCGATGCCGAAGTCGAGACTCATCCGGCGGTCGGTGGACTGAAATCGGCGCTCGGCAAAGAGCGCGATGGACGGAAAAAGATCGAAGATGCGTACAAGGGTGTTGACCCGGCTCGCTATCACCAACTCGTCAAAGAGGCGGAAGAGCGCGAACACCAAGGCAAACCCGATCTCGACAAGATTGTCGAGAAACGCGTCAAAGAGACCGAGCTGAAGTTTGCGCCGGTGCTTGAGAAGGTGTCGTTCCTCGAAAAGGAGAACCGCACCCTCAAGCTCGATGATCGAGTCAAAGCGGCGGCCCTGAAAGCGGGCATGCTGTCCGAAGACGTGGACGATGAAATGACCATCCTCCTCCATGGCCGGAAGCCGCGATTCGATCTGAACGATGAGGGCCGGGTCATCGTGCTGGATGACGATGGCGACCCCCTCAACATGGCGCCTGAGAAATGGTTTGCGGAGACCTATAAGGGCCGGAAACCGAAAGTGTTTGCAGGAACGACGGGGTCGGGGAGCGGCGCCCGTGGCAGTGATCGAGCCGGCGGCGTCTCGGGGATCGTGACACTGACACCGGAGCAAGCGTCCAACGCAGCGACCTACGCGGCGGCGCTGAAGCAGGTGGACGGCGACCATTCGCGGGTCAAGGTCGCTGATCCGAAGTAACCACTGCGATCGGCCCTAGGCTCGGTCGCACCACACAATCTGGGTGGGTCCACTGAGCCGACCGTGCAAACGGTCAGGAGTCGAAGCAAATGCCCAATCTGTTAACCGCTGGTCTGGCGTACAATCCCTACTTCTACGCCAACGAAGGTCTCCGCATTCTCTACAAGCGCCTCGGGATGGCGTTCTACGTTCAGCGCGACCTCGCCGCCAACAAGGGCAGCGGAACCGGCGACACCATTCAGGTGAGACGGGCACAGACCTTCTCGACTCAGGCGATGCCAATCGCGACTGCATCGTTTGCCGATGTCTCGCCCACCTATGACAATCTGGTGATCAACCAGTGGCGCGGCAACGGGTTCAAGTTGACCGACAAAGAGCGGACCCTGACTCCGGAAGTGTTCGTCCGGGATCACCTGGCCCCGGTCGCCAACGCCATTGCCGACCGGATCGATCAGGATCTGTCCAGCTTGGCACTCGAATGTCCCTGGATCGTCGCGGCGGACGGCACCAACCCCTACAAGGATTTCCCGGGCGGGCGGAAGGTGTTGTTCGATCAGAAGGCCCCGCCGATCAACCCGGCGGAATACGCCTACATGACCGATGGCGTTCTCCAGCAGCGGTATGAGACCGA